GAGACGACGCCCGAGCCCTACGACATCGGGCGCGACGAGCAGGGCCGGCTGTTGTTCACCAACCAGCTCAACGCCATCGCTGAGTACACCGCCCGGGTTGAAGACCCCGCACAGTTCGATTCGACCTTTGTTTCGGCGCTCGCGTGGCTGCTGGCCATGGAGATTGCCATGCCTCTGTCGGCCATGGATAACCTGCGCAAGCAGGCGATGCAGGCGTACATGGCAGAGCGAGATCAGGCGGCGCGCATTGCCGGCAACGAAAGCGAGCAAAGCCGCGATGTCGACACTGAGTTCTTGAACGCCCGGGGGTATGCAGCCAACACTGTTCTGGCAGACAGCGGAGTCGCCATCTACCCGAACGGATTCACCATTAGCTGATGCCTTCTACGATTCAACGCTCTTTTGCCGGCGGCGAGATTGCCCCGGCGCTCTACGGTCGCGCCGATCAGATCAAGTATCAGACCGGCTTGCAGACCTGCCGCAACTTCCTCGTGATGCGGCACGGCGGGGTAGCCAATCGGCCAGGCACAAGGTTCGTCACGGAAGTCAAAGACAGCACCAAGGCTGTGCGCTTGGTGAAGTTTGTCTTCAACACCTCGCAAACCTACGTCCTGGAGTTTGGCGACTTGTACATGCGCGTCATCAAGAATGGCGTGCAGCTCAAGGTTGGCGGCGTCCCTTACGAGATTGTCACGCCGTATGTGGCCGCGGATCTTCGATCCCTGCAGTACGTTCAGAGCGGGGACGTCATCACCATCGTCCACAAGAGTTATGCGCCCCGAACGCTGGCCCGCACAGGCGATACGGCCTGGACGCTCTCCACGCTGACGTTTGCCCCGAGCATTGCGGCGCCCACCACGCCCGCAGCAGCGCCTGCGGGGACCGCCAACTATTATGTGGTCACGGCAGTAAAGGCTGAGACGTTTGAGGAGAGTCTGCCAACTAGTGAGGTGGGCTCTTCAACCGCCGCTCCCACGACCGCTTCGCCTGTCACGATTACCTGGACCGCAGTCAGCGGCGCGCAGGAATACAACGTCTACAAGAAAAAGAACGGCGTGTTTGGCTACATCGGTGTAGCGCAGGGCACTTCGTTCAGAGACGACGGGCTGGGCGCCGATGTTACTGAGACGCCCCCGCAGAGTCGCAACCCGTTTCCTACGGCAAGCGATTACCCCGGGGTGGTCTCGTACTACCAGCAGCGCCAGCTATTCGCCTCATCGACGAACAACCCGGAAAAGGTGTGGATGAGCCGCACCGGCAACTACAAGAATTTTTCGATCCGCTCGCCCCTGCAGGACGATGACGCGGTCACCTTCACCATTGCAGGCCGGCAGGTGAACAAGATCGAGCACCTGCTTGAGATCGGCAACATGCTCATTCTGACCAGCGGGGGTGAGTGGCTGATCCTTGGGGACGCTGACGGAGTGGTCCGCCCCTCCGCAATCAACCTGAAGCAACAGGGCTACACCGGCAGCTCGAGCATTCCACCCATCGTTGTGGGCAATAACGCACTGTATGTGCAGGCCCGCGGGACAGTTTGCCGGGACCTTCGCTACGACTTCCAGTCCGATGGCTACACCGGGCGAGACTTGACCGTCTTTGCAGCGCACCTGTTTGACGGGTATCAGATTGTGGCCTGGGACTACGCCCAGATCCCGCACAGCATTGTGTGGACCGTGCGTTCCGACGGCACGCTGCTTGGGCTCACCTATGTGCGCGAGCACGAAGTGTGGGGATGGCACCGGCACGACACCGACGGCCTGTTTGAAGACGTCGTCGCGGTCCCAGAGGGCAACGAAGACAGCATCTATGTGGTGGTTCAACGCACCGTTAACGGCGTGAGCAAACGCTACATTGAACGGTTCGCGCCCCGGGCAACCTCGCAAACCATCGACATCAAGCGCGATGCTTTCTTTGTCGATTGCGGCGGGACCTACGACGGCAAGAACGCCGGCGCCACCACGCTTAAAGTCGAAGCCAACACCGGGCTCACCGTACAGCAGACGCAGTTCCTGGTCGCCAGCGCAGGCTCATTTACCGCCGGCGAGGTGGGCAACGCTTACGATCTCACTGTCGGAAGCGTCACCATCCGGTTTAGCGTGCTGGAATACGTCAGCGCCACCGTGCTTGTCGTCCAGCCATCAAAGAACATTCCTGCCGGGTTTGCCGGCGTCACGAGCACCAACTGGTCGCGCTGCGTCGATGAAATATCCGGGCTGAGCTTTTTGATTGGAAAGACTGTGGCGATCCTCGCTGACGGAAACGTGCATCCGCAGCGCGTAGTCGACGGCACAGGGAAGATCACGCTTGACCGCCCCTACTCGGTGGTGCATGTGGGCCTGCCCTACCTGTCGACGATCAAGACGCTTGCCTTGGACGCGCAAAACGCCGAGACCATTTCGGACAAGCACAAGATCATCAACAAGGTGTCGATGCAGGTAGAAAGCTCCCGGGGCATCTTTGCCGGCCCGGATAAGGCGCACCTGCGCGAATACAAGCAGCGCCAGTACGAGCCCTACAACGAACCTGTGGCACTGGCCACCAGATTGGTTGAGGTGCAGACCATCGCGCAGTGGGACAAGAACGCTCAGGTGACCGTCGAGCAGCAAGATCCTATCCCAATCACGATTCTTTCGATTGTGCCCCAGGTAACCGTGGCACCAAAATAGAGGCATCACTATGGCATCAGGCGGATCATCAGGCGGATCATCAGGCGGATCATCGGGCGGATCATCGAGCGGCGGCGGCGGCATGGGCGCTCTGGGAGGGCTATCCCTCGGCATGCAGATCGGCGGCGCCATTGGCGGCTTCTATGCGGCCAACAGTGCTGCGCGCACAAGCCGCAAGATCTCTGAGTTCAACGCCCGCTCCGGGGACATGCAGGCCAGGTGGGCCGAGGACCGCGGCATTGAAGCGATCTACCGGCACCGGCTGAAAATGCGCGGCGTTCGCGGAGCGCAGCGAACCTCGTATGCTGGGCAGAACGTCTTGGTGGACGATGGCACCGCGCTTGAAGCTCAGGAGGACGCCGCCAAGTGGACCGAGGTCGACGCTATCACCATCAAGAATAACGCCGCCCTGGAAGCGTGGGGCTACAAATTGCAGGCCATCAACTCGAGCATTCAGGGAGCTTTGAACAGCGGCATACAAGGGACAGGCACACTGCTCACCGGGCTCGGGGGCGCCGCAAGAGACGCCTACGTCATGTTTGGCGATAGGCAAAACGGCGGGGGTCGGTCGTCCGCAAAATCGGGTTAATCGAACACCATGCCAACCGCACCCATCTACAACGGGCCGCAGATCGCCCAAGGTCAAATATCCACGCCGAACCTTAATCCAAACGTCAGCCCGGAACAAATGGGCGGCGGACTGGCGCAGGGGATTGCCAACGTCGGCAGGGCTGGGATGGAGATTTACAAGGCCGAGCGCGACAAGGCGGACGACATTGCCGCGCAGGACGCCATTGCCAGAGCGCAGAACAAGCAGACCGAGCGCCTCTACAACCCGCAAAGCGGCGTGCTGTTTCGCAAAGGCGCAGACCTCTACGAGAACGCCCGCACCTTTGCCGATGACTTTCAGAATGACCTGAACGAGATCCAAGACTCGCTCGGCAATGACCGAGTGAAGGGGCGCTTTCAGCGCGTGCGCGATACGTTGTGGAACGAGTACAACCGCACGCTCAGCATGCATGTGCAGCGCGAAATCGTCGAGACAGCGAAAACCTCGACCGAGAACTTTATTGACTCGACCAAGAACAGGCTTTTTAGCGCGGTGGATGTGGATGCGTCACTTGCTATCCCAAAGACTGAAAATGGATACGACTTCTCCGAGGTTGACTATTCGCTGTCACTGATAGAGGGGCAGGTTGCTCAGGGGGCAAGGCAAATGCACCTGACAGGTCCAGACGTTGAAAGGGAGATTAAAAAGCAAAGGGGCCAAATCCACGTTGAGATGCTCAAGATGCTCTCCGAGAAAGGAGACACTGAGGCGATCAAGGCGTACAAAGAACGCTACAACGATCAAATTTTTCACGGGTCGAGGCTTGAAATCAACAGTGCAATCAAGCACGGCACCGTTATCGACGAGTCGCAGTCTTGGACTGATCGGATCCTGGACATGGTTACACCGGATCCGTTTGCGTTGACCCCTGAAGGAAAAGCTACGACTTTGCAGGAGCAGGAAGCCGCAGCGAATACCTTGGTGGCTGACCTGCTTAAGGGGAAGGGCGAGGTGCGCGACCAAGTAGGAAAGCGCATTGCCGCTGAGTTTAGCCAGCGCCGCCGACTCAAAGAAGAGCAACAAAAGGACACATTAAACAGCTATCTGTCTCGGATACAGAAGAATGAAAGCTACGACCGCCTCAGTAAAGAAACGGCGTTTCAGTCGATTGATCCGTTGCAACAGAAGTTGGTCCAAGACTTCTGGGAACAGAGACAGGGCAAGCTGCTGGGCAAAGATGAGGCCAAGGTATACAGATTCCGAGGCGCTGCGCTTTCGGACAATGAAGAAACCCGTGAGTGGTTTCGCACGCTTGACCTTACCAAGCAGGGATTCACGCCAGACGAGTTTAAGGAGTTGGTAGGCATTCAGATGTTGCTTCAGCAGGCAAATCTGTCGGAACAGAAAAAGCTTGAATACGAGGGCATTCGGTC